GCTATTGGTGGAGTTCAGGTCCAATCTGCATCTCAATATACGACAGCCGGAGGCGGCTCTGGTTTTATAGCTATCTATTACTGAGGTGAGACATGCCCGTTACAATTAACGGCACCACAGGCGAAACGACACCTGCGACGGTGTACTCTGGCTCATCTTCAGGCACGATCACGGTCCAAGCACCTGCGATCCGCTTCCGCATCACTTACTATGATGGAAAATATATAAAACTAGACACACGCGCTGATTAAATATGCGCATGTTTGATGGATTGGTAGTCACCAGCAAGAAACGCAAGGCCGAGCAGTTCCTCAGTGCCATCAAGCGAGAAGTCAAGGCATGGCGATCAGATCTAGATCAGGATTTCCTCGATTACATGTCGCTGAGCATCGCAGCGGGCAATCACAAGGACGATGACATACATTTGGTCTATGCTGAGATAGTGTTGCCCATGATTATAGGCAACTACATCATCTTGCGAGAAGAGGACAAGATCGTGGCCTACGCCAGCTGGGGTTTCTTCAGCAAGGCCGTTAGCGACGCCAAGATTAAGACCAGGAAATGGTTGCTGACCAAGGATGACTACGACACTGGTCGCGAGATATGGCTCATAGATGTGATAGCACCTTATGGTCACTACAGGAAGATCATCGCAGCGCTAGTCAAGCGCAAACATGAGCTAGGGCTACATGATGACAGGATAAACTTCCGTAGAGTCTATGTGGATCAGAATCGGGAACGTTTCAACGATGCTATCTGCTGATTTTTGACCTAGTGCTGTAAATATCGCACAAGGGAGGGCATGATCGTGGCCAAAGCTAAGGGTGGTTCTAACACTGCCGCGAAGGTGGTGTTCAAAAGGTCTGGCAGCAAGAAGAGGACCAGCATTGGTTTTTCAAAGGCCAGCAGGCCCAAAAACAAACAAAGTCGTCGCAATTACAAGTCCTATCGCGGCCAAGGTAATCCATAATAGATCATTGACATCATGATCTGTGATAAGCTATATTGATCATATAGGAGATTTCACATGACCACACGCAACTTCACAGCCGAAGAAAAAGCCAAGCTGACACAGCTGATCCGCGAAGGATCAACGGTCATACAAGAAGTAGAAGACCTCAACAGTAGTTTGAGCGATACAATCAAAGCAGTAGCTGAAGAGATGGAGATCAAGCCCAGCATCCTCAAGAAAGCTGTCACAATCGCGCACAAGGGCGATTTCAGCAAGCACAGCGACGATCACAGCATGTTGGAGCACATCCTCGGTGCTGTTGGCAAGCTGGACACAGCATGAAACCAAATCAGTGGCTAGCTTGGGTTGCCACATCCATGGTCTTGGTTTCCGCTAGCTTGGCTAGTTTGAACATCTATCCGTTGTATAGCATCGGCTTCATAATCGCAAACACGCTATGGATGATAGTGGGCATCCTGTGGAAGGAGCGCAGCATGATCGTGATGAACCTGGGCTTAAATGCTATATACATCATGGGATTTCTAGTACAGTGATCCAAGGAGTCGTGGTCCTTATCCACATGCAGACGGTGAGCCGCCACAATGGCCAGGAGTGTGAATGAGCTATGTAGACGCCCTGATGGACAGGGAACGTGATCGCATCCATGTAGTTGAGCGGATCAACGGCAAGCGCGAGTATCGCGATTATCCAGCGCAATATGTTTTCTATTACGATGATCCGCGCGGCAAGTTCCAGACCATCTACAGCACACCTGTCAGCAGGTTTACCACCAGGAACAACAAAGAGTTCCGCAAAGAGATGGGCATACACAAGGGCAAGCGACTCTGGGAGAGCGATATCAATCCCGTGTTCCGCTGCTTGGCTGAAAACTACATGGGCAAGGAATCTCCCAGTCTGCAAGTAGCGTTCTTCGACATCGAGACTGATTTCGATCCTGACAAAGGATTCAGCACACCAGAAGATCCATTCACCAAGATCACTGCTATCACCGTCTATCTCCAGTGGATGGGTCAGTTGGTCACACTGGCATTGCCACCCAAGCACATGAGCCGCGAGAGCGCCATGGACCTCGCTGGCAAGTTCGAGAACACGTTCATGTTTTGGGAAGAAAGCGAGATGCTCAAGACGTTCTTGGATCTCATACAGGACGCAGACGTGCTAAGCGGTTGGAATTCAGAAGGTTATGACATACCTTATCTGATCAATCGTACCACCAAAGTGCTTAGCAAGGACGATACCAGAGCGTTTTGCCTATGGAACCAATTTCCCAAGGCTAGGGAATATGAGAAGTTTGGGCTGGCTCGCCAGACCTATGATCTCGTCGGTCGCATACATATAGACTACATGAACCTCTATCGCAAATATACCTATGAAGAGCGCCACAGCTACAGCCTGGACGCCATCGGTGAATATGAAGAGATCGGTCGCAAGACTCCCTACGAAGGCACTCTGGATCAGTTATATAACCAGGACTTTGAAAAGTTCATCGAGTATAACAGGCAGGACGTGGCACTGATCGGCAAGTTGGATTCTAAGCTCAAGTTCATGGATCTCAGCAACGTGCTTGCGCATGAGAACACGGTGTTGATACAAACCACCATGGGCGCGGTAGCGCTCACAGAACAGGCAATAATCAACGAAGCACATAGCCAAGGTTTGATTGTGCCAAACCGCAAGGACAATTCTGGTGATGAGGGCGCGGCGGGAGCCTATGTGGCCTATCCCAAGAAGGGCATGCATGATTGGTTGGGTGCCATCGACATTAATTCGCTGTATCCGTCGGCAATCCGTGCGCTGAACATGGCACCTGAGACCATCGTGGGCCAGCTGCGGCCTATAATGACCGATCGTTACATCCGGGAAAAGATGGACAAGGGCGATAGTTTCGCAGGTGCATGGGAAGGGCTGTTCGGCACGCTTGAATACACCGCGGTCATGGAACAGCAGCGTGGCACTGAGATCACCGTAGATTGGGAAGACGGCACTGAATCCACGCACAGCGGCACTGAACTATGGAAGATGATATTCGATAGCCATGCACACTGGATGCTAAGCGGTAATGGCACCATATTCACGTTTGATAAGAAAGGTGTGGTGCCTGGATTGCTGGAACGTTGGTATGGTGAACGCAAGCAACTACAGGCCAAGCTCAAAGAAGCGCAGGAAGCAAAAGATCCAGCTAAGATTGAATTCTGGGACAAGCGACAATTGGTCAAGAAGATCAACCTCAATAGCTTATATGGGGCTATCTTGAATCCAGGTTGCCGATTCTTCGACAAGCGCATCGGGCAATCAACCACGCTGACAGGACGCGTGATCGCGCGCCACATGGACGCTTATGTCAACGAGTGCATAACTGGAAAATATGATCATGTGGGTGAAGCCATAGTCTATGGTGACACTGACTCTGTCTACTTCAGCGCATGGCCCATGCTCAAGAAGGAAGTGGAAGAAGGCCGCATGGAATGGAGCAAGGAGATCTGCGTGCAGCTATATGACAGCATCGCTGATCAAGTCAACAGCAGCTTCCCTGCGTTCATGGAACAAGCTTTCCATTGTCCGAGGGAACTGGGTAGCATAATCAAAGGCGGACGAGAACTGGTGGCCAGCCGTGGACTGTACATCACCAAGAAACGCTATGCGGTGCTGATCTATGACAAGGAAGGCAAGCGGCAAGATGTCAACGGCAAGCCTGGCAAGGTCAAGGCCATGGGGTTGGATCTCAAGCGCAGCGATACGCCCAAGATTGTGCAGGATTTCCTAAGTGAAATACTCATGGACACGCTGAAGGGCGGGACAGAGTCAGATATCTTAGATAAGATCAAGGATTTCCGTGCCAGATTTTCTGAGCGTCCAGGATGGGAGAAAGGCACACCCAAGCGCGTCAACAAGCTGACATATTATGGCGAACAAGAAAAGAAGCATGGCAAGTTCAACATGCCAGGTCATGTGCGAGCAGCTCTCAACTGGAACATGCTAAAACGCATGCATGGTGATAACTACAGCAGCAGCATAGTGGATGGTCAGAAAGTGATAGTATGCAAGATCAAAGACAATCCATTGGGTTACACGTCAGTGGCTTATCCAGTGGATGAACTGCATCTGCCACAGTGGTTCAAGGATTTGCCTTTCGATCAAGACGCCATGGAAATGACCATCGTAGATGGAAAAGTTGAAAATTTGTTGGGTGTGTTAGGTTGGGATCTAGCCAGCACGGCAGGCCCGCAAAACGCTTTCAACGCGATGTTTGGATGACAAATGCCCAGTCTCAGCGTATTAGTCACTGCAAAGGAGCTGATTACAAAGATCAAGATCGATGTAGCGCATAAGACCAGCATCAGCATCTTAGATCAGATCAAGGAAGTCGTCAGCGTGTTCCCAGACATAGCACGCGATCATGATCGATCCCTTCGCCAGTTGATTGATCAGAAAGCTAGATCATTAGCTATGCTATATGATGAACACTTGAACAAGATAGACCGTGAGATAAATGCCCTAATACCAACGTGCCGCAATCAGAGCGACGAATGGGCGAAGAAACATCGCAGTTATAATATTGAAGAATATGAAGGGTTTTTGGCAAGATTTTATGGTCATGATGAGTCAGAACTGGATGACAAATTAGTAAATCTCCTGCAGTACAATAAATCATGGCAGCATCCCATCCTTATTTGGCAGATGTCTAACAATCTTGGAACAGACTTTGCATTAGGATATAATCCTATATACATTGTGGATCGTTTTTCCTATGACACATATTACATTGATAAATTGCCACATCGACAATTGCGGAAAATAAGATTCTATGATCTAGATCATCTCATGCATTTACCTGTCAATTGTATGGCGATGGTAATCAGCAAAAACTATTTCACACATTGCAGTGATCATTTTCTCTATAGAGAATTGGCGTTTCTATCAAAATCATTGCGACCAGGTGGAACATTAGCATTCAACTTCAATGACTGCGAGCGGAGCGGCTGCGCACAAATGTTTGAAAATGGTCTGCGCACTTTCCAAGAAGGGACACAGGTCAAAAAACACTTGAGAGATCTTGGACTAGAAGTCATCGACGATCATTATATCGATTCGAGCAAGACGGTCTTCATCGCAGCACGCAAGCCTGGAGAATTGCAGAGCATCAAACTATCAGAGGCCCTTGGTTTTATCATACCAAAGTAAGATATTGACTGTGCTATCACCATCAGCTAGACTAATGCAAAGGAAGGACACATCAACATGCGTGATTATCTAATCGACATCGTAAAGCATACCGTTCCGGTCGGCGCGTTCACAAATCTGAGGATCGACGGCAGTGACACCAGCACTGAAATATCAGCGACCGAAGTAGAAAAGTTAATGGTCCTGCGCGGAAAGCTACATGCATCCGTGGTTGACTTC